ATGGAAACTGAAGTACGGCCGATAATCCCGGGTTGGGAGCCCCAGCCCGGTCCCCAGCGCGCGTTCGTCCAATCCACGCTGTTCGAGGTGGTGTATGGCGGGGCGCGCGGCGGAGGAAAGACGGACGCCGCCCTGGGCGAGTTCGCGACCCACGCTGCGACGTATGGCAAGGCGGCCAAAGGCCTGCTGGTGAGGCGCACGCGTGTGGCGCTCCTGCCGACGATCGACCGGGCGCGGGAGATCTACAGCGCCATGGGCGCGGCCTGGCAGGAGCAGAAGTCCCGCTTCGTCTGGCCGAGCGGCGCCGTGCTCTATGTGCGCTACCTCGATCGGGACCAGGACGCCGACGCCTACCAGGGCCACGACTACACACGGGTCTATGTCGAAGAGCTGACGCAATTCGCGAGCCCGAGGCCCATCGACAAGCTCAAGGCGACCCTGCGCAGCGCCGCAGGCGTCCCCTGCGGCTTCCGCGCGACCTGCAATCCTGGCGGTCCGGGGCACGCGTGGGTCAAGGCCCGCTACATCGACGCCGGCCCCTATCATCCGATTGAGGAGAACGGCCTCGAGCGCGTCTTCATCCCCGCGCGGCTGAGCGACAATCCACGGCTAAGCGTAGCCGACCCGCTGTATGTCGAGCGGCTTCGCCAGTCGGGGTCGGCCGAGCTCGTGCGCGCCTGGCTGGAGGGCGACTGGAACATCATCGAGGGCGCCTTCTTCGACAAATGGTCGGGGCGCAACATCGTGCGGCCGTTCCCGGTGCCTGAGCTCTGGACCCGGGTGCGTTCCCTGGACTGGGGCTACGCCGCGCCCTTCAGCGTCGGCTGGTGGGCGGTGGCCTCGGACGACACGAAGGCGGAGAGCGAGGTCGGACCGGTCGTCATCCCACGCGGGGCGCTGGTGCGCTATCGCGAGTGGTACGGTTCGACGGGTCGGCCGAACCAGGGCCTGAGGCTGGAAGCCGAGGCGGTCGCCAAGGGCGTCGTCGAGCGCGAGCGGGGCGAGAAGATCCACAATGCGGTGGCCGATCCGGCCATCTTCAGCACCCAGGGCGGCCCCTCCATCGGCGAGCGGCTGCGGGCGGCCGGCGTTTGGTTTCGGCCCGCGGACAACACCCGGGTGGGAAAAGCCGGCGCCTTGTCGGGCTGGGATCAGATGCGCGCGCGGATCGCGGGCCAGGGGAGGGGACCGATGCTCTATGTCTTCGACACCTGCCGCGATTTCATCCGCACCGTGCCGGTGTTGCAGCACGACCCTGACAGGCCGGAGGATCTGGACACGACGGCTGAGGACCACATCGCGGATGAGGCGCGCTACGCCTGCCTCTCGCGCCCGCTGACGGCGGGCCGCCCCGTGCCGCCAGCCAATCCACGAGATCTGTGGGGGCGGTCCGCCAGGCCGCCCGTCAACTGGAAGGTGGCCTAAGATGCGGGGACCAGCTTCGGCCATGGACGATCGGCGGGACCGTTCGCGCTCGTTCGCACAGCGTCAGCGGGAGGGCGGCGACGAACTGCCGGACCGACCGGCGCAACCCTCCCAGGAAGCGTCCGGCGGGATCACCTCCGGCCCGGCTGAGAGCGCGGCGACCGAACTCCCCGACCTGAATAGGCTGAAGCGGTATTTCACCGAGCACGAACAGCTGACGTACGAGGCTCGCCGCAACAGCCTGACGGCCATCGACTACTACGACTCCGACCAGTTCACGCGCGAGGAGCTGGCCGAGCTGCACGCTCGCGGCCAGCCGGCGGTCGTGATCAACCGGATCAAGCCGGCGATCAACGGCATCATCGGCGTCACCGAGCGCGGGCGATCCGACCCCAAAGCCTGGCCGCGCAATCCCGGCGACGCCGACAGCGCGGACACGGCCACCGACGTCCTGCGATACATCGGCGACTTCAACAGATTCCGCCGGCTCAAGCAGGATGTCTTCCGCGACATCCTCGTGCCGGGCACCGGCGCGGCCCTGATCGGCGCGGACGCAGACAGCCAGGTGACTATCACTCAGATCAGGTGGGAGGAATTTTTCTTCGACGCCCGCAGCCGGCGCGCCGACCTGAAGGATGCGCGGTACCTTGGCGTCGCCAAGTGGATGTACGCCGACGACGTGGTCGCCCTCTATCCCGACCGGGCGCGGGAGGTGGAGCTCAGCGTCGAGAACACTCCGCTGGGCGGCGGCGGGATCGTCCCGGATCAGAGCTTCCAGGATCGGCCGCTGAATGGGCCAGGTACGGGCGGGGCGTGGATTGATCCCAAGCTGCGGCGCCTGCTGGTGGTGGAGATGTATTGGCGCGACGGCGGAGCGTGGAACCGCTCCGTCTTCACGGGAACCGACATCCTCGAGCACGGCCCGAGCCCTTACCTCGACCACAAGGGACGGCCTGACTGCCCGATCGAGGCCCAGAGCGCCTATGTGCGCCGGGACAACGGCCGCTACGGCGCCGTCTGGGACATGATTGGCCCGCAGGACGAGATCAACAAACGGCGGGCGAAGAGCCTACACCTGCTCACCGTTACGCGTCTGGAGGCCAAGGACCCGAGCGCGGTGAACATCGACGCGGACGTGGCGCGCAAGGAGGCCGCGCGGCCTGACGGCGTCCTGCCGCTCGGCTGGGGCATTGCGCCCAACACCGCCGAGTTCCAGGGCAACATGGAGATGATGTCGGAGGCCAAGGCCGAGATCGAGCGGATGGGGCCCAACCCCGCCGTGCTCGGCCGCAACGACCAGGACGCCTCCGGCCGCGCCCTGCTGGCGCGCCAGCAGTCCGGCTTGGTGGAGATGGCCAATCTCTATGGCGCTCTGGAGGACTGGGAGCTGCGCGTCTATCGCCAGTGCTGGGCGAGGGCCAAGCAGTTCTGGCGCGCGCCGCAGTTCATCCGGGTCACCGACGACGAGAACTCGCCGAAGTTCATTGGCCTCAACCAACCCGCGGTCCATCCGATGACCGGCCAGGTGCTCGGTTATCGCAACGCCGTGGCCGAGATGGACGTCGATATCGAGGTCGACACCCAGCAGGATGTCGGCAACCTGCAGGCCGAGGCCTTCCAGCAGATCGTCGACCTGGTGAAGCTCTCACCGGGATTCCAACAGCAGGTCACCTTGAAAGAGCTGATCCAGCTCTCGCCGATCCAGCACAAGCGCGCGATCCTCGACATGATCGACCAGCGCGCCCAGCAACAGGCCGCCCAGGGCGCCCAGGTCCAGCAAATGCAGACCGCGCACGCGCAGGCCCAGGTCGACAAGACCAAGAGCGAGACGGCGCGGAACGAGGCCGAGGGCACGGCGCACATGCTGAACGCGCTTAGCGAGGCGCATGCAGTGCATAACGACGGGGCGGCGGCCGCGCTGGAGGCCCAGCTGAAGCTGGCGAACGCGCAGCAGGCGCAGGCGGCGACGGGAGCGCAGGTGGCGGGGGCGGCGTCTGCGAACGGCCAATTCCCCTAATTGACCGAGCGAGCGCGGCTGCCCGCCGTCACACGGAAAGGCAACTCATAGTGAGCAGCCGGCTTGACAGGTCCGGCCTTGCGGAATCGCGAATCACGCGGACTCGGTTCGGAGGTTCTGTCAAGCTCTGACGTTGACTTACGACAGAGTGTTATCCCATATCATGGCATACCGTAACCGAGGGTTCGTTTCATGCCGCACATCATCGTCGTAAGGGCGACCTTCGATGAGGAAGCGGGGGTTTGGTGTACCGAGTCCGTCGACCTCCCGGGCCTGCGGATCGAGGCTCCCACGTTTGAGGCCCTGCAGGAGAGACTCCCCGGCGCAATCGCCGACCTTCTGGAAGATTGCGAGGGCGACGAGGGTCACGACGACATCGAAGTTCCGGTGGAGCTATTCGCCACCGCCAGTTCGCGGGTGCGAGTGCGCGCCTACGCCTAAGCGCCGATGGCGGACTACGGGCCTGCCGTCCGCGAAATCCTGATGGCGAATGGTTGTTGGTTTCACCGCCGCGGTCGCGGTGACCATGACATATGGAAGAGCCCGCACACCAACCGGCCGTTTACGGTGGACGGTGTGATCAAGTCGCGCCACACGGCCAATGGTGTCTTAAAGGACGCGGGGCTGCCAAAGGCCTTTTGAGCCGTGTGCTACCCCTTATCCCTGCCGACCTTCCCTCGCTCCAGACATCCCGCGCCCTCGCCGCGATAAGTCGCGCGCCAGCCGGCTTGCGGATCGCAATCCGCGTCGTGTCGTCCGGTTCTAGGATGCGGTCCTCAACCATAGATCGGCTGTCTGGGCCGCTCCGGCGCGTCATGCGGGATCGGGGTGTCACAGGTTCGCGACCAAGACGAAGCGTCGGCGTCCTCGCCGGCTGGGTTCAAAACGACGGGCGGAGGTCCCAAGCCCGCAACTCATAGCCGCCGCCGGGCCATCCCCCTTCGCTCGCTTCGCGAGCTTCGGGGGACAAGCGGGCGAATCCCTGCCGCCGGGGGTGAACGGGCGAGATCAGGCCGCCGCTGAACGGGCGAGGGAGTTCCATGGACGAAGATACACTGGCGTTCCTCTCAGGAGGGACGGAAGACACTGCGGCTGCGCCATCGCCGGCGCCAGAAGCTCCATCGGCCGCGCCGGAAGGCCCCGCACGGGGACCGGACGGCCGGTTCACGAGCCGCGAGGCGGCGCCGGACGGAGGCGGTCGGCCGGTCGAACCCGGTCATGTGCCGCTTTCGGCGGTGCTGGACGAACGGGAGCGGCGGCAGGCCGCGGAGGCGCGGCTGGCCGAGTACGAGGCTCTGCAGCGGGAGGCGATGGCGCAGGTCCAGGAGGCTGAGTTGCCTCCGGCCGAGCGGGTCGAGCACGCGCTCTACGCTCAGAATCTGCGCGCCTCGCGCCGGTTCGCCGAGCGCGAGTACGGCAAGGGGGCTATCGCCGCCCTGCACGACTGGGCTGTGGCCCGCTGCGACGCCGATCCGTTCTTCAACCAGCAGATGCTGGCGTCCGAGGACCCCTACGAGGCCGCATACCGGTCCTGGCAGAGCGAGCAGGTTCTCGCCCGCGTCAGCCCGACGGACCTCGCCGACTACGAAGCCTGGAGGGCGGCCAGAGCGGCCGCCGTCTCCGCCGCCCGGGGCTCAGGACCCGGCGGCTTTCCCCGACAACCGGCTCCGCCGCGCTCCCTGGCCAACGCGCCCAATGCGGGCGGCTCGGGCTTGCCCGAGGTCCAGTTCGGCCCGGGCGCCGCGCACGCGAGCCTTTTCAGACGATAGCCCTCCTTCGCTCTGCGAGCTTCGGAGGGCGCGCCCTCCGGAGCCTTGGCGAAGGAGGGTTCGGACCATTCCCGAAAGGACAACTGAACCATGGCCGAGACCATTCTCGCCTCCGCCCTCGAGCGGCAGGTGTGGATCACCAAGTATTTCCAGGAGTATGTGCGCACCTCGCGGTTCATGCCCTACATGTCGAATTCCGACATCAACAAGGGCGGCATCATCCTCACCAAGTTCCAGCGTGAGGATGAGGCGTTCCGCACGATCAATATTCCCTTCATCGGACGCCTCAAGTCGTCGGGTGTGACAGGCGCCAGCGTGCTGGACGGCGCCGAAGAGGAACTGACCAACTTCAACTGCCCGATCACCATCGACTGGCGCCGCAACGCTGTGCGTCTGCCCAAGTCGACGACCTTCCGCACGGAGGTCAATCTCTGGGATGCAGCCAAGGACGCACTCCTGGTGTGGGAGACGGAGAAGCTGCGCGACGACATCATCAAGGCCTTGGCGATGTGCGTGATCGACACCAACGGCACAATTGCCTTCTACGACCAGGCCACGGTGGCTCAGCAGAACGCCTGGTGTGCGGCCAACCCGGACCGGCTGCTGTTTGGCAGCAATGTCGCCAACTATTCGGCGACCTTCGCCACGGCACTCGGCAACGTCGGCGCGACCCAGACCGCCTCGGCCGCCACGGTGTCGAAGGCCAAGCGGATGGCCAAGCAGGCGGACCCGCACATTCGCCCGTTCCGCGTCGAGGATGGCGATGGGCGGGAGTATTTCGTCCTCTTTTCCGGCTCGCGGACCTTCCGTGATCTGAAGATCGACTCGAACATCATCGCGGCCAACTCCAACGCGCGGGCCCGCGAGGGGATGGGAATGGAGAAGAACCCGATCTTCCAGGACGGCGACCTGATCTGGGACGGCGTGATCATCCGCGAGATCCCCGAGATCGACCTTTATTGCGCCGGCATCGCCAATCCCAACGGCGGCGCGGCCTTCAATAGCGCCGGGGGATCGGGCGGCGACGTGCGGCCGATGTTCCTGTGCGGCGGCGGGGCGGTGGGCGTCGCCTGGGGCCAGGAACCGACGCCACGCACCGACATGATCAAGGACTACGGGTTCCGCCCTGGCGTCGCGATCGAGGAGCTGCTGGGCGTCAAGAAGCTGAACTTCAACGGCGTCCAAAACGGCATGGTGACGATCTTCGCGGCGGCTTCGGCTGATAGCTAACGCCGTTTAACCGCAGAGGCGCGGAGGCGCAGAGAAGAAGAATTGCGCCCTGCGGACGCGATAAAGTTCTCCGCCTCCTCTGCGCCTCTGTGGTTCGAACTTCTTCTCCCCCTCATCTCAAGATTTGAAAGGAGCGGATCGAGATGTCGACCGCCTACGCCACTGCCTTGTTCAACTCCAAGGTCGGCGCCTCGTCCGGGCATGGTCTCAACCGGATGTCGAGCCACCTCCACGCCATCTCGCCGACGATTTCCACGTGGGCCACGGGCGACACGATCACGGTTGGGAACCTGCCTCGCCAAGCGATCGTGACCAATGTGGTGCTGAAGGCCGCCGGCCAGCTGGACAGCAGCGGCTCTCCGACCCTGACCCTGGACGTCGGCGTCACGGGTTCGGCGCAGCTGTTCAAGGCCGCGATCTCGACGGTGGGCCGGGCCGCGGGCGCCAGCGTGGACACGACCAACACCCCGGCCGGCTATCTCTCACAGAACACCAGCGGCGTGGATCAGGCCGTGCTCATCACCGTCCACGCCGGAGCCGCGAGCCCGGTCGCTGGAACGCTCGAACTCGACGTGGAGTACTACGTCGAAGACGCGCCCGGTTCGAACCCCTGACGGCGGCGCGTGGCGTTCCACGACGCCCGCCCCAGACGCTCCGAGCACTGGCTGCAGGTGGCCACGCTCGTGGCCACCTCGGTCCTGCTCGGGATCCTGGGGTGGATGGCGATGCAGTTCGTCGCCATGCGCGACGACACGCACGCGCTGAAGGATCAGCTGCAGACGGTCCAGCAGCAGATCACCGACCTGAAAGACAACCTCGGCGAGCGGCTCAATCGCGTGGAAGCGCGGGTCGATAAGCTCGACGACGAAGCGAGGGAGCGCGCGCCATAACTACGCCCGCCCTGATTGAAGACCTCAAGCGGGACGAGGGGTTCCGCGCCCGCGCCTACCAGGACGCGCACGGTGTGTGGACGATCGGCTACGGCCACGCCCACGCCGATCCGCGTGCGGTCTGGAGCCTGGACGAGGCCGAAACCCAACTCGCTGTGGATGTCGACCTCGCCTGCGAACGCCTCGATCACGCGCTTCCCTGGTGGCGGCGGCTGGACGAGGTGCGTCAGGACGCCCTGGCCAACATGGCCTTCAACGTCGGGGTCGGCCTCGCCCCCTGCGCTGCCTGCCCCGACGGGAGCGGCCTGCAGGGCTTCACCCGCATGCTCGCCGCCCTGGAGGCGGGCGACTACCCGCATGCCTCGGCGCAGATGCTGCTCTCCGACTGGGCCAAGGACGCGCCGGAGGGCGTGGGCGCGCGCGCCGAGCGCCTGGCGGCCATGATCCGAACCGGAGAGCGCCATCCATGAGCGAAACCTCTACTGCGCCGGGCGCTTCGGCGTCGGGTCCCGTCAAGGCTGCGACCATGGACATGCTGCGAAGCGTGCTCATGGGCGCGGGCACGCCCCTGCTGGCGCGCGGCCTGGTCAACGGCGACCAGCTGGCCGCGATCATCGGCGGACTGCTGGCGATCGCCTCGGCCATCTGGTCCTACGCCGCCGCCCATCAGGGCGGACCGTCCCTGCTTGCCCGCGTGCTGCCGCTCGCCGCCTCAGCGCGGCGGTCGCGGGCCTGGAACGCCGACGCCGCTGCGCTTGGGGCGGCCCTGCTGCCGGTCCTCGAGAGCATCGTCGACCGCCAGATCCGCTCGCGCGCCGGTGTGCTGTCAGCCCCGCTCGACGTCGCCGCCAACGCCGCCCTGCGAGCAGCTGAAGCGAAGGCCATGGCGGCGGTCGAACTCCCCCAATCCTCAAACCAACCGGAGCCATGCCCATGACCAATATCGTGGTCACCGCGTTCGACGACGTGGTGAAGTTCTTCGAAGGCGCGAGCAAGGCCGCGCCCGCCGGCGACAGCAGCATCAGCCAGGCCCAGGCCGCCGTAACCAGCGCCAAGAGCGCGGTGGAGAACGCCATCCCCGCCCTGGCCGAAGGCGCGGCCAATGCGGCCCTGGCCCTCATCCCACTCGGCTCGCTCCTGGCTCCCGAGGTCGACCAGATCATCACCCTGGTGATCCAGAAGCTGCAGACGCGGCTGTCGAGCCCTGCCGCTTCGCCGACTGGCGTCGCGTCCGGAGCGGTCGCCTGATGGCCCGGCTGCGCTTCATCGCGGCGGGGCACGACCACCAGGTCTGCGAGGTGTTCGGGCGCGAGTTCCCGCACGGCGCCTGGGTCGAGGCCTCGGACATGGATCCGGAACACGTCGCCCTGCTGACCGCCAACCCGACCTTCGAGGCCGACATGGGAGTCGCGAGGGCGGCGTCCGAAACCTCAACCGCGCCGCGACGCGCCGACACGTCTTCCGGCAAGGGAAACTGAGCCGTGTCCACCGTCCGGGCCGCGATCAAGGAGGCCATGCGTCTGCTCAAGGCGCTCGCGCCTGGCGACGACCCGACGGTGGACGAGCTCGCCGTCGGCCTGGAGGCCAGTCAGGCCCTGACGCTCGAGATTCACGAAGCGCGTGGCCCCATGCTGGACATCGACGTCACGGCCGATCTCACGCCTGGCGAGAACCAGCGGCTGCGCGTCCAGGCGGGCGCCACCATCAACGTGACCCTGCCGAATTCGATCTCGATCTTCGGGGCCTACGATCCCTATGACTACGGCTTCGCACCATCGGTGATCTGGGATCCGCCCGTCGGCTCTACGGCGCCCGCTGACGGGATCTATTGGCGGGCGCCCACAGACGGTGCGCGCATCGAGATCGTCGGGACCACCCAGGCGCTCTATTTCTACCGGGCCGACGTGAACCAGTGGGCGCCGGCGCTGGGCCTGACGCTCGACACCGAGCTCCCCTTCAGCAGCCGCCTGCAGGGAGCGTTCGCCGCCATCCTCGGCGAACGCCTTGCCGACGTGCTGGCCAATCTGCCCGCTCCGACCAAGGCCCAACTGGCCCGCGTAGCGCATGCCCGCGAGGCCATGTTCACCCGTCCCGGCGCGCGCCGCGCCCCGGTGCGCGGACAATATCTTTAAGGAGATCTGCATGGGCACCAAGTCCGGCATCGACGGCGTCCTTGACGTCGCCGTGGTCAGCGGGGGCGTCGGCGGCGGAGACAACGCCGCCTCCGGCCTTACCGGATCAGCGGCGCCTTCGAGCGCCGACTATCTCGGATTCAGCCAGGGCGGACTGCTTGTCGGCGTATCGAGCGCCGCGCCGCTGCCGGTTAGCGACAGCACGAACTATTCTTCGCCCGACGGGCGCGCGGTGAAGGTGCAGTCCAATGCCGCCATCCTGTTCAGCGACGACTTTGGCGGCGCGACCCTCGACACGACCATTCGTTGGGACGTGATCGATGGCGGCCTCCCGGCCAACCCGACCCTTCATGGCAAGAGCCTGAGTCAGAGCGCGATCGGATCTGGCGTGACCGGCATGACCGACGCAGTGGCCAATTCGGCCCTGACGGTGACCATGGGCACGACTGCGAACGCCGAGCGCTGGTATCTCAGCCAGCAGGCCTTCGCGGGGGCCGAAGATCTGCTCGTGTTGCTGTCCAAGAGCCAGGCGATCGCGGCGAACAGCATCTGGATCGGCCTGGTGGAGGTCGACCCCACAACGCTGATCCCGCTCTGCAACGCGAACAGCCCAAGTTACACGATCAACAGTCAGGCCGTGCCGTTCTACTTCACCAACGCCGGCGGCGCGGAAGTCGGACTCCAGACGGTCAACACTTCGTATGCGACCGCCGCGGTGGGCGACAGTTCGAGTACGGCGGCGGCGGGCTCGACCGGGACCGCGCTCGCCGCTCTCACCGCCTCGAGCGAGTTCTTCGTCGAGTTCCACGCCGAAGACGTGATCGCCTCGAATGGCGCAGTCGACAGCGTGGCGGCGAAGAACGCCAATCCCTCCCGGGTGTCGACCCAGGTCCCCAACGACGGCAAGGTCTACAAGCTGCTGATGCGGTTCCGGAACGTTGGGACGCCTGCGAGTTCGACGAGCGTCACGGTGCAGCGCGTGCTGTTGTGGAATAGCCAGGAAATGCGGGTGGAGGTCGCCTCGGGTCGCGGCGATCAGAATCCGCAGAAGGCGGTGGCGATCAATGTGGCGAACAACCCGGTGCTTGGGACCGGCGGCAGTGTTATCGGGTCGGTCTATCTCCAGCCGAGAACCACGTCCGGCGCTGGTAACGCCAAGACGATCACGACCGGACTGACCGGTGTTGCGCAGTCTAGCGGCCACACGATCTTCGGATACGACCTTCTGAACGTCAGCACAGGCGTTCGCTACCTGCAACTCTACAACAGCACCTCGGGGACATTTGGCTCCCAGGGGACGCCACTGATCACCGTACCCATCCCCGCCGGGGCCAAGGCGCAGCTCTATGGCGACATGGGAATGCAGTCGTGCGCGACAGGCGTCGCCTGGGCGATCACGGCTGACGGCGCTGGCGCGAGCCAGACCGGTGTCTCCAGCGGCGACGTCATTGGCACGGTCTACACCAACTGATGAGCAGGGCGGGGGCCGCTGCGGGCGGCACGATCGCGAGCGCGGGCGAAACCGCGTCGTCGGTCTTTGAGGAGATCGGTCACGGCCCGTTTGCTGACCTCGTCGCAGACGGCGCCCTGGCGACCGCCAGCGTCAGCATGGTTGGCTCGACGCCCTCGGGCGAGGGCGAGGTCGTCGTGCTGTTCATCGACGCCCAGCGCGATCCGCTCGAGATCGACGCAGCCGGCGATCCTCTCCTCGTCCAGGCCGGGCAGAGCTGGATTGGGCGAAGCGCTTCGGAGGTTGTGTAATGAAGACTCTCGCGGCCCTGCTGGCCGGCGCGGCGCTATCACCCATCAGCTTGCAGCCCGCCCTCGCGCAGGCTGGTGGCAAGACTGCAGACCAGCTGGCGCCGCGTGGGACGCCTGCGGCGAGCGATCTGATTCCGTGCCTGCCCAATGGCGGCGCGGTCCTCGAGGGCTGCACCGTCGCGGGATTGTCGGCGTTGCTGACGAGCGTCGTCGCGACGCCCTGCAACGGGCTCGTCGACGACACTCTGGCAATCCAGGCGGCGCTGAACAGCGGGCTGGCGGTCCAGTTGCCGCCCGGCGTGTGCGTGGTGTCCTCGCCGCTCCTGGTCGAGAGCTATCGTAACAACGGCCAGACGCTGAAGGGTGCAGGCAGCTACTACAGCGCCTCTTCAGTCGGCTTCTCCGCGGCCCCGCCTCCCGGCACGACCGTGATCCGGCCGACCTCGGCGATGAGCGGCAAGTCTGTCTTCATCATCGACGGCACGCCGATCGGCGGCGCGCAACAGACCTGGGTCCAGGGTTTTGGCATCGAGAATCTCGCGATCGACATGGTCAACACGACCGACGAGTCCACCTCGGTCGCGATCGAACAGATCCAGGCATTCGATATTCACTATTCCGGCGTTCGCGTGATGAACGACGGCGCGAGCAAGCGTGCGTGGCTCCTCAAGGCGGGCGCGTTCACGACGCACCTCAGCCATGTACAGGGCGATCTGATCGACTTCGAGGGAACGAGCTCGAGCTACGCCGTCACGACGATCGACCTGATCGACGCAGACGTCGGCGGCATCACAGGCCAGTTCTACCAGAACGTGACCTTCTATGGCGGGTCGATCCAGGCACCTTACCGGGTCGGGTCCACGCCGATCAGCTATCTCGCGGCGGAGACAGCCCCTTATCGAATGGTCCCGAACACCGGCGGCCTCTACGTGGCGACGCCGATCGTGATCCGAAACAGCCTGCAGTTCATGACGGTGGGAACCGACTGGGAAGCCGCGTCGGAGCCTTCGCAGACCTGCACGATCCCGAGCAGCTCATCCTGGTATGGCCACTGGGCCTACGGGACCTACAACGACGGCACGCACGGGTGTTTGCCCATCGTCATGACTGTGGAGATTGAGGCGAACGCTTCAAACACGAAGCTCATCGCGCCGACCCTGGCGGGCGAATATCCGTTCGACCAGGGAGTGAACACTCAGATCGATGCCTATGGCGGGAGTATCCATAATGCCACGGAGTACTTCCTGCAGCCACTGAGCTGCGCGAACACCATCGTCGGTTTCACCGATCTGGCGCAGTACCTCGACTACGGGTCGACGACCACGTTCAACATCAACTGCCTGACCGGTGTCGCCAACTTTCCGAAGGTCGCCCTGCGCCCCGCCACGGACGGCGCAATCCTGACCTTCCAGAACGCAGCTGGGGCGACCCTTGGATATGTCGGGACAAGCGGGACGCCCGAAATCTCCTGGAGCGGGCTGCTCGCGCCAAACCAGATCCTCTCTCAGCCGACGACGGACGGATCGAACGTCTTTCTGGGTGAGAACGCTGAGGGTGTGCAACTCTTCAATTTCTCGACGAACGCGTCCGCCCAATACAGCCAGTTTAACTTTGCCAACGGCCTTCAGCTCAACTTCTACTCGGACAACTATGCAACCCTGACGGCAAGCATAGTCGGAGGGGTTGGCATGTTCGCGAACGGCGTCGCCACTCCCCCGACGACTTATGCCAACCTGCCGGGGTCGCCGGTCGCCGGCCAGCGCGAGCTCGTGAGCGATGCGACGAGTTGCACCTTCGGCTCGCCAGTGAGCGCAGGCGGGTCAACGTACTGCCCTGTGATCCGGATCGGCAGTTCATGGGTGGCCGGCTGATCAGCCAGGTCGACTATGCAGAGTTATCGCCCTACGGAACGGCTGTGGCTAAGCAGTTTCGCTAGGGGAAGAACCGAATGAGAGTGGCGAGTGCGGTAGCAGCTGGCTACTGCGCTTTTCTTTCAATGGTGGCAGTCGGCTTGACGTTCCTCGGCAAGGTAGCGCTGGGTGACTGGGACGGCTATCAGGCGATGTATGATCGTGGTGGCGGCTATCTTGTAGATCAGGGTCGTGATCCACTATTCAGTTGGATCATGGATCGGGCCTTCGATGTGTTCGGCGGCGGCGCGTACGAAATCTTTCGTATTGTCTTGTTCATCTCTTTCACTTTCCTTGCGGCGGTCGTCGCGTTTAGTGGGGTGCTTGAGGGTTCTCTCATATTCGCTAGCGTTCTGGTTTCGGTAGACGCGTTCGTTCTAAAGAGTCTCGTCCAGATTCGCGAGGGTATCGCGTTTGCGGTCGTCATGTGGTCAACGGCATTGTTCCCTGAAAAGAGGAACATAGGTGTAATAATATCGGTTTTAGGATGCATCTCATCTGCCTTTATTCACGCAGGCACATGCGTGTTCTTGCTCGTTTGGGTTGTCGCTTTGTGTCTGCGCCTCCTGTCGATCGGGCGTTCAAATCCTCACTTAATTTCAAAATACCTTACATCATCTGCCGTGATTTCTGGGATTGCTGTTGCAGTCTTAATAAATCAAGATGCTCAATTTCTTGAGCGCACGCTTCGTCACCTCGGTGTAACAGGGGACGGGCCGGTCACCGTCAGCGCGTGGAAATATTTGTATTGGGCCGCCATGGGCATCGTCGTTGTCGTGGTACGGGCGCAAGTCGCGGATGCTAATCGAGAATTCAAATATTTTCGATCTGTGTATGCGGTCGTGCTGGGTGCTGGTCTTGTGCCATTGCTCTATGTGATGTGCGTAATCACCGTCGTCACGGAGTTTACGGCGACAGTCGCGGCGATGGAGATACGGATGCTCCTAACGGCGCTCGAACTTAGTCTTGTGACAATTGTCATGCGTGGTCGGGCGAACGCTCTCACGGGGCTCGTTGCGGTCGCTACGCTAACTGATCAGATGCGGCTGATCTTGGTTCCCTAGTGGAACTGGGACTTCGACGACCATCGCCGGCATCAACCCGGCCTCCTACTCGGAGGAGAGAGACCCCATGTCCCTTAACATCGGGCAAGTGATCGACCGCGCCTTGCGGATGCATGGCGTGATCGCGGACGGGGGAAGCCCGTCTGCGAGTGTTGGCGCGGATATGCTCGTCGCCGCCAATGCGATGAAGCGGGCCTGGTTCGGTACGTTGATCGGGCCGCGGATGAGCCCTCAGGCTTTCGCCGCGGGCTCTACTGCAGGTCAGGCGGAAACCGGGGGCGAATACGCGGTCCCGGGCGGAGCGGCATTCACGGTGAGCGCTCCGCTCAATCCTCGCGCCGGCGCGCGCTTCGGGGTCGTCGACGGAGGGGCGGATTTCGCGACCAATCCCTGCACGATCCAGGCGAACGGACGGTTGATCGGCGCGCCGGGCGGGACCCTCACGACGAGTACTGTGCTCTCGGCCAACGGTCAGGCTGCGCGGTGGTGGTTCCGAGGCGACAATGGAGCCTGGACCCTCGAGCAGGACTGGCTCTCGCTCACGGCCACGATCGAGTTTCCCGATCCGATCGTCGCCTACATGCCTTACATGCTGGCGGTGGATGTCGCCTCGGAGTTCGGGGCGGACATCACTGCAGAGATGGCGCAGGGCGCCATGGAGGGCCGCCAGGCGCTGGCGCGAAGCTATGCGCGCCGCGGGCTGGCGGCCCTCGATGGCGTGATCGGCCTGGCGTCGGCGGCGCCTACAGGCCTCGAGGCGCGCTGATCCTCCTTCGCTGAAGCTCCCTCCTTCGCCGAGGCTTCGGAGGGCAGGTTGGAGGACAAGTCCATGACTGTAGGCCAAGGAGGCGCGCCCAGCGCGCAGATCGCTCAGTTCCGGTCCGATGGCGTGACCGCGGCCACGGGCCTGCGGATCCCGTTCTTCACCGACGCCTTTTCCCGGGCGTTCGGTTTTCCGGACGTCCTGCCGATCAACATGATCGCGGAGGAAACGCCCCTTCGCGAGGAGCGTCCGTTCGCGGCCTATGTGGGCCTGCGAGAGGTGCACTACGGGCGACCGGGGCTGGTGACCGGCTACAATTTCGGATTCGGACCGATCCGCGGGATCATCCGCGCGCCGAACGTTTATGGCGGCGGCCTCTTCGTCGTGTCCGGCCAGACCGCGTACGACGTCGCCAGCGGCGCCGCCTGCGGAGCGATCGGCGGAAGCGATCGGGTGCGGTGGGCGACCAGCGAGAGCCAGATGGTGCTGGTCGCGGGCGGAACGGCCTATCTTTACGATGGGGCGAACTTCAGTCCGATCGTCTCGGCGTCCCTGCCGGCAGTGAGCGACGTGGCGTGGCTCGACGGCCGGTTCGTGTTCATGGCGGTGGGCTCCGATCAGTTCTGGTTCTCGGAGATCAGCGACGCCGCCAATGTCGGAGGACTCGACTTCGACACCGCCGAGGCCTTCCCCGACCCGAATGTGGGTTGCGCGGTGCTCAACCAGGAACTGGTGATCTTCGGGACCGAGAGCGTGGAGTTCTGGGGTCCCGGCGGGACCGACGCAGAGGGCGACATAGTGCCCTTCCAGCCCAACGGGACGCCGCCGTTCCAGCGCGGCTGCATTGCCCGCGACACCATCCAGTTGGCCGACAACTCCCTGTTCTGGGTTGGCGACAACAAGGTCGTATACCGAGTGGGGAATGTCCCCACACGGATCAGCTCCAGTTCGATTGAGGACAAGATCCGGCAATGCGCCAATCCGGGCGCGATGAGCGCAGTCGTGGCGACCTTCGAGGGGCATGAGTTCTATGTGCTGAACATCCCGGGCGTGGGCTCGTTCGCCTACGACATCAGCCGCATCGGCACTCAGGCGCAGGCCTATGGCGACAGCTATTCGCGCGGCGAGTGGCAGGAGTGGACCAGCTTCGGGCGTGACCAATTCCGCGGCCAGGCCGCCTGCATGCTGAATGGCGTCGCCTATGTGGGTGACGACACGACCAATGACGTCTGGATGATGCAGGTGGGCGCCTGGACCGACGCCAACGGCCCGCTCACGCGCCAGGCCAGCGCCTTCATCAAGGTGGAAGAGGGTACTCCCCGCTGCCTGAACATCGTCCTGCACGGGGTGGTCGGCCAGGGGAACGCGACGAACCCCGGCGCGGACCCGGTAGTCGAGATGCGCTTCAGCGACGATCAGGGCCGCACCTTCACGGCCTGGCGCGCCGCGCAACTCGGCGCGCAAGGGGCCTATCGCACCCGGGTCTTCTGGCAGCGCTTGGGGTTGCTCCGTGCCCCCGGGCGTCTCGTGCAGGTGCGATGCTCGGATCCGGTCAACGTCGTGTTCAGCCACATTGAGCTGAACGCGAGCCGGCCGGCGAGGTGAGGCGATGGCGCCCGCCCCGCTCCCGTCGCCGCCGTTCAGCGTCTCGCTGACGGACGCGCAGGGCATCGTCTCACGCGCCTGGCAAAACTGGCTGCAGTCGGTCCAAAACCGTCTCGGGGGACAGTCCGACAAGGTCGATGCGGCCTATCAGGCGGCCAAGGGCGCCGCGGCTGCGAGCGCCGAGGTGGTGGCCGGCGCGGGTCTGCAAGGGGGCGGCCGGATCGGGCCGAACGCTGCTCTTGGCCTATACCTGGCGGTCACGTCCGTCGCGAACCTCCCGACCTCGGCGGGCGAGGGCGATTGGGCCTACGCCCTGGACGGGCGCAAGGCCGGCGAGGCGGCCGGTTCGGGGACTGGCGTGCCCTGCTGGCGCTCGAACGGCGCCTGGATGGCCGTGGACAGCGGCGCGGCCGTAGCCGCTTAGCGGAGCTTCTCGAATGGCAGGACTTCTCCTGGCACAGCCCGTATTCCGGGCCGTGGACGCCACCGGCGCGCCCATGGCGGGCGCGCAACTGCAGTTCTTCCTGACCGGCACGACGACGCCCACAGCGGTCTATTCGTCGGCCACGCTGTCGACCCCGCTGAGCAATCCAGTGGTCGCTGACTCGGGCGGCCTGTTCGCACCCATGTGGCTGGACCCAACGGTGACCTATCGGGTGCAACTCCTCACGGCCGCCGGCGCGCTCGTGCAGGACATCGACCCGGTTGCTGAGAGCGTGGTGGAGGCGACGCAGGCCCAGGTGAACGCGGGGGCGGCCACGGGCGTCTTTGTCTCGCCGGCAAAGCTTGCGGCTTGGGGTGGGATCGCCACGGCGCTGGGCTACACGCCCCTGAACAAGGCCGGGGACACGGCCAGCAATCTGCTGCTGGCGTTCAGCTCCTATTCCCCGAACAGCGCCGGCTACATGGGCGCGCCGATCAACGAGCAGGACGGGTCCTACACCCTGCAGCAGTCGGACGCCGGAAAGCTCGTGCGGGCCTTCATCAGCGCGGCGGCCACCTACACCGTCCCGCCCAACGCCTTCCAGCTCGGCAACCTGGTGATGATCCGCAACGCGGCCAATTCGAGCGCCACACTGACCGTCGCCCGCGGGAGCGGCGTGGCGATCTATGGCGCAGGCGGGACCACTTCGAAGGACTGGGCTCTCGCGCCTGGCGCCCTCGCGACGATCGGTGGCGACGCCAACAACACGTGGTGGATCAGCGGCGCGGGGATCTCATGACCGGCGTCGTGATGGGCGCGGCTGCGGCCGGCGGCCCGACAGGCTTCTCGGGCACACCCGGAACGATCGCCTGGGGCAACATCAACGCTGTCAGCGGCGGCGCCACCAATCTGGTCACCCTATCCGGGATCACCGGGGCGATCACCGTCTCGGCGGCGATCACTGGAGGTGCAGCGCTCTCCTACACGCTGAACGGGGTGAACCGGCCTTATTCGGGAGCCTTCCAGTGGCCAGAGGGTCAGGCCCTGGGCTGGACCGTCATCGGCCCGGGGACAGGGACCGTCACGGTCACCTCTGAGGGAAGCACCCTCGATAGCTTCACCTATCTGATCGTCCCGCCCGGGATCGTCTCGCTTGGGGAAATCGAATGACGGGCGCCGTGATCCGCATCGAGCGCGATCCCGACTTCTGGACGCGCGTCGCTTCCGATCCGGCCGTTGCGGTCGCCTTGGGCGGAATGGCCCCCGAAGCGGTCGGGGCGTGGGCCGGGCGCGCGGAGGTGCTTCCGCTGGCCAGCGCGCACGGTGGCTTCCTGCTCACGCGCCTCGACCCGCTCGGCATGGTCGCCGAACTGCACACCCTGTTCATGCCCGAGGGCTGGGGTCGCGAGGTCGTGTTGGCCGGGATCGCCGCGATCGGGGCGGTTTGGACGTGTGGTTTCCAGACGATCGTCACGCTGGAAATGAAGGCGAACCCGCACAGCCGCCCTGCGCGCACTTTCGGCTTCCAGCGATGCGGCGACTGGAAGGCCACGCCCTGGGGCGACGCCCGACAGTGGCTGGTGACCCGCGAGAGCTGGAACGCATCGCCTGCGGCGCGCCGGCGCGCCCGGACCCTCGACTGACGGAGGAACACATGCCTGTCGCCATCCCACTGGCCATAGTCGGCGCCGCCGGACTGGGCGCCGGCGCGAGCCTGATCGGCTCCGGCGAGGCGGCCGGCGCCGCCAAGAGCGCCGCAAGCCAGAGCAACGCCCTTCAAAGCCAGATCTACAGCCAGAACAGCGCCAACGCGCAGCCGTACATCCAGGCCGGCGACGCCGCCAACTCCGCCTTGCAGGGGTTCCTTGGGATCGGGGGCAATCCGGCTGCGAGCCAGAAGGCGCTCTCCAATTACCTCAACTCAACGGGATACCAGTTCGACCTGAACCAGGGGCTGAACGCCGTGGAGACGAGCAAAGCCGCCCAGGGATTGCTCGGGTCAGGTTCGACGCTGCAGGCGCTCGACAGCTTCGCGACGGGCAAGGCGAACCAGTACGGTCAGCAATATGAGCAGAACCTGCAGAATGTCGCCGGCACCGGGCAGGCTGCGGCGAGCGCTCTGGCGGGTCAGGGCCAGAGCTACGCTAATGCGGTCTCAACCAACAACACGAATGCCGCGAACGCCACCGGCAACGCGTTCCTAAGCGGCGCCAACACCGTCAACGGCCTGATCGGCAACGCCATGAACGCATTCAACTTTTCCAAGGGCGGCTCGAGCTTCGGCGGCGGGGCGGGCGGCAGTTACGCGTCGGGCATCGGCAACATGATCGGCGGTTGAGACGCCGACGGCGCGGCTTTCGCCGCGCGCAGATCATCGCGGAGACAATCGACATGAATGACCTCCAGGCGCGCCTTGCCGGCCTGGGCGAGGGCGAGCGCGCGTCTGCGCCTAGCGGTTCGCCCGCACCCATCAGCGCGATGGACGATCCGACATCTGTCCACACTGCGATCGCCGCGGCGCCTCCTGAACACCAGGCGGTCGTCCTGCAGCGGCTTCGGCTGATCGACCAGATCGCGCAGGCAATCCGCGGTCAGACGAACGACCCTGTCGAGCGGGCGCGCATGGCGCAGCACATCGCCCAGATACATCCCGAGATGGGGATCGACCCCGGCATGCTGACGCCGCAGGCGATGAGTGATGCGAACATAGCGGCACTGCATCAGCTCGCGGTCGAGGCAACGCTGAAGGTCGCTCTCGCCAACCTTCACGCCCGGGCTGGCGCCCACGCGGTGGGGCCCAGTGGCCCGTCCGCCGGTTCCTCGGGCGGGGCTGGGACCACCGCCCAGACATTTGTCCCGCCCGCGAGCGGGACAAGCCACGCCGCCCAGGGCTTCACCCTTCTCGGAGTCGAATGAAATGCCGACCTATACGATCCAGACTCCGGACCGTCGCACCGTCCGCGTCCAGGCACCGGACTATGCCAGCGCCATGAGGACCGCCGTGAGGGAGGCTACGGGCTATCTCACCACGGCGGCGCGGGCTGTTCCCTTCCTCACGGAGGCGGGGGCTGGCTGGAGTGCGGGGGTACGCTCCCTCGACAACCTGCTTAACGGACGCCCGATCGACCCAGCCCGAGACTGGACACGCGCCAGGGCCGAGCAACAGGCGGTCGTGGATGCTTTCCAACGCGAACACCCGTTTGCGTCGAACAACGCCACGGCGCTAGGCACGGTCGCGCCGATGGCGGCCGGAGGACTGGGTCTCGTGCGAGCGGCCCGACCGGCCGCACTGCTTTCCGCCTCTAACGCTGGCGCCTCCGGAGGTGGCTCAGCGGCCGAGACAGTACTTCGAAACGCGTTCACTGGCGCGACCGTCGGTGGGTTGTACGGAGCAGCTCGACCCGGCACTGTACGGCAGAGGACGAAGTATGCGTTGGACTCAGTGGAGCCTGGTGCTGTGGGGGGGGTGGCAATCCCAGTCGCTGTACGCGGTATTGAGTTCGCCGCGCCACGCATTGGGGCCGTGGGCTCTGAACTGGCGGACACGCTTTATCGAGCCGTCACGGGTCGCACGCCCGTCGACCAGTCTAGCCAACTGCCTGCTGCCGCAGACACATTGCCCCAATTTGAAGCGATACATCTATTGCGACAGACGGGGGTGACGCCCGAGGGGCTCGAAGATGCGCAGAAGGCCGCACTGTGGAAGCCCATCACCACGGCAGAAGCAATTGGTCCCAGCGGCATGGCGCTCGCCCAAGGGCTGAGAGGCCGTGCGGGAACCACCGACGCGACGGCGGATGAGTTCCTGGAGCATAGGGCTGTGACGCGGCCGCGGCGCGTCCTTGGTGACGTTCAAAGAGCGACTGCGCTGCAAAGTCGGGCGATTCTGGGTGACGTCGGTACAATCCTCGCACGAAACCGCGGAATGGCAGCACCGATGTTCAACGACGCTTACGCTCAATCCATCCCTATAGTGAACACACCAGAAGGAAATATTTTTCAGATAATGAGTCACGATGAAATAAATCCTTATTATTCGAAAGTCAAATTGGCAATTCGGGACAAAAATCGTCCATTCTTTACTCTAATCCCTAACCCTCACAATTTAGAAGGTATGCCACCTGCAATTCCTACCATGGAAGCCCTGGATTCTTTAAAGAATGAATTGCAAAATGAATTGATTGATGAAAAAGGATTGCCATATCGAACTAAGACAATATTGTATGATGTAGAGGACAAGGTGCACAATCTTCTGTCTAGAAATGGAAGTTACGCCAAGGGTTTTAATGTTGGTGGGGATTTGTTCTCTACGGATGCGGTGCTTCGGAGCGCGCGAGGAAGGGTCCTGGACCCGTCAATTGATTCCTCGAGCTTCGCGTCGGAATTCGGTGCGCTCCCACCTTTTGCGCAAGCGACGGCAAAAGCCGCTGCGGCCGGTGACGTCACGAAACTGGGGTATTATCCGCCATTCGACGCTGCGCAGTTGTGGGATCCCACGGTGCGCGAGAAATTGAGTTTCTTATTTGGGGACGAGGGCTACGCGAGCCTGGACAAGTCATTCGGTCTTGAGAACAGAATGGCGCAGTTTGAAGAGGGACCGCCCAACGGATTGGCCGGTCTAGGGTTTCGCCTTCGTGCTGCGGCGCGAGCACCGCTGAACATGGCAGGCCGCAACGCGCTGGGCCACCTCCTGTATCAAGATCCCAGTGTCACGGCGCAGATCATGCGAGGGTCAGACGACCTGCCGAATGCCTTTGATTCCCCTGGAAGTCGCCCGCCGTCTGTTCCCCAGTACGGATGGATGGGTCTGGGCGAAATGACGTCAGTCCCTGGTCGGCCGTCGGGCGCCAACGATCCTTGAGGTCACTCTGTGCGCGGGTCGGCCGCCCGCCCCATTTGCGAAATTCTGACGCTGAAACCGCGGGCGCAGGCGATCTCGCCGTGCTCCGAGCCGCTTTGGAGCGAGCATGGATCCACAATCGAACGCGAAGGCGCAGCGTTTGGCCGCCACGTACAGCGCGGCCAGACTGCAAGCGCAACAAGATCAGGCCACTGCCGCGGCCCAGAGATTTGCCAACGCGGTTCCGTTCCTGCCGGAGATGGGCGCAGCCTGGAGCGCAGGCCTGCGTTCGCTGGGCGATCTCTCGTCGGGTCGTGCGTTAGACTTCGGCGAGCGATGGGATGAAGCGCGAGCGCAACAGAGGGCGTATGCTGACGAGTTCCAGCGCGAGCATCCGATTGCCGGCAATTTTCTCGGCGCGCTGGGCATGGCGGCCCCTGTAGCGCTGACCTCGGCC